TGTTTGTCGTACTGCATTAAGTCGGCAGCTTGTTGTATTGAGTGTATTACTGTTGAATGGTCACGACCTCCCAAAGCACTCCCAATAGTTTTAAGAGAGCAATTTGGCATATTATCTCTGGCAATGTAGCAAAACATTTGCCTACATATTACTTTTTCTCGTTGTCTTTTAACTCCAGTTATTTCTCTCTGTGGTATATTGTAATATTTAGATATGCAATTTAGTAGCTTATCAAACGTTAGCCTACCTTTTAACACACTATCGCTTTGCCATCCTCCTAGCTTTTCAATACCAGCAGCAGAATAATAGGAGGGTTTGTCTTGTTTAGCAAAGTATTTGTATTTAATATCTCCGTCCTCGTCCTTTATGGTGACTTGTTCTATCTGTCCCATCTTAACCAGGTCAGTTATCTTTCTATTTGCTTCTACTATACCGACCTTTCTACATAATCCTAAGATAGTATTAAGGTGGGTGTATCCTTTTTTAAGGGTGTTCCTAATAAATAGGTAGTCTTGATTTTCTGTTTTGTAGTCTTTAACTAGCTCCATAATTGTTCTATGTATTCTCTTGATTCTATTACTTTGTGTTGTAACTCATATATTACCTCTTCGTCATAATCTATGTCGAAGCTCTTAATACGGTACTTGCTTTCTATTTCTGAGTAGTCGTGAGACTCTTCTAAGGTTAATTCCTCTGGTGTGTTCATTAAAACATACACCAACTGGGCTTTATCCTTTTGAGTTAAGTGCATATATGTCTGAAGCTGGTAGTAATAATCTTTATTTGGCACTCCGTTATAGAATAAAGGGAAGCTAAAACAGTCCCAGCTAGACTTTATGTCTATAATCTTATCCTCTAGTATAACATCTGGCGTACCACAGAAATACTCATCCTCAAAATACTCCTCATTCTTTTCAGCAAATAACCAACCTTTCTCTGCAGAGGCATACATAATAGCATCGTCCTCAACCTGGTTGCCTTTAGTTAGATATTTAGATTGGATGTTTTTACGTACACCATATATCTGCTCTTTTGTCCACTCCTCTAAATAGCTTTTAGTAGTCTTTGACAAAAACTCGCTTTTAGAACGAGCCTTTGTCATTAACTTACCAGCAGCAGAAGCTCTTATCTTAAATTTTTTCATTTAATTGGATATAGCTCTGCGTTAACTCTACTTATTGAATAATGCTTTTTTAGCTCTGCAAGGGTAACTCCTTTGTCTACTGCTGCACTCCATATCTTATCGTCTTTGTTTACCCATTGCTTTTGACTCTTTGTAGCTTGACTGGCTGAGTTAGCGTCGTCATCCTCAGCTTGTAAGCCTAATAATGATTGCAGAGTGTATCTTCGGTAGTAGGTTATAGCACTTCCGAGCTTTTGTGGGTCGTCCATTTCTGGCAATGGTATATAGCTAACTACTCTTTCCTCAGATTCTATGTCTACAATTTCCGTATATAAATCTCCATCCATAATAGGCTGAAGTAATAGTAGACCATTCTTTTGCAGTAATGGCTCGACGTGTTTTAGTAGTGAGTTAATATCAAAATACTTTGATTTAAAAAACGGATTTGTTGAGTCTTTGGAAATAGCTCCTATCTCTTTTTTGACTTCGTTTAGTTTTGTGTATAAATTCATATTACAAATATAATTAAAATGTTTAGATAATGTTTATTAAGGTTATTTTTTTTTAGTTTGCTTTGTACTGTTTTGTGTGAAACATTATTTGTTTCTTCATATTGTTACAAAGCCCTCAAGACCAAGAGGGCTTTTCTTTTATAGCTGTTTTAATTCTTGATAATAGTCTAATAGTGAGTAGTGCATATTACGAGCGTTTACAATAGATATTCTTAATAAATCAGTTATACAATTTTGATTATTTAAATTAACTTTTCTGTTACCCTCTATAACGCTATTTAAAGTATGTATAGATATTTCGTGTTTACTGGCAACTTGTTTTCTCTGTTCAACGCTTGTGCAAGACTTTAAAATGTCTTTTAATTCTGGGGATATTGTTTTGGTGTATTTCATATAAATAAATTCTTAAAATCTTCGTTGATGTTATTGTCTGTATTAATTGACTCGTTAAAATTATTAATTGATTTCGTAAGCTCGTTATATTTTAATATCTCGTCTAGCTTATTAATTAAAGCGTCAATCATATTAGCTTTACTATCGCACATTAGACTGATAGACTTATCGTCCTCATTATCATTGTACCACTCTTGTGACTTCTGCTTCATTAAGTCTCTCTCTTTTCTTAGGATACTTTGTATCTCACAGATTTCTTGTTTTGTTAATTTCATCTTGTTTTTATATATGTTAATTCTAATGCAGCAAATAAACCTATAACAAATAGAATAGCTGCTGCTTGTGGCTCTTCTACTGCCCAGCACCATACCGACATTGGCATAAATGCTGAGGTTACTTTTAAAATTGATTCTTTCATATTGTTTCTAATTTTTCTTTTAAATCTTCGATAGTTTCTGCACCTACTTCATTCAATAAATCATAACCATAAATATAAGCTAACATATTAACTGTAACTTCGGCGTTATCATAAATATCTATTTCTCCAAAATTTTCTTTTTCATATTCTTGACAAATATTTATTGCTTTAAAAGCAGATAGATTATGTCGCTTTAACCATTGTTCAGCTTGATAATAACCGATAATATAATAATCTTCGTTAAAGCATAGGTGGTGCCAATCTTCTATATTATAATCCGTAATAACATTATCTTGTATCATATCTAAAATATGACTTGCTAATTCTTTTTTAATTGTTTCTTTCATTTTGTTTTGTGTTTAGTTATGTTTTAAAAAGCTCTAAGAGATAGAAGCAACTAAATGCTCTTATAGTATCCATCATTTTATTTTGGGGTTAGTACGGTCAATAGCCACATACGATTTAGTAAAGTATACCGAATCAATCTTATAAATACAAAATCATTCGTCTTCAAATTACTACCACTTGCCTCGCTTCGGTTTGCTATCTTTTCACATTGCTCAATCCCATCGTTTTAAATAATATTCGGTGCCGCTATTACCGAAGGTACGTTATACGTTTTACATCCTATTTTATATAGCGTTTTATCATTTAAACTCTCATCGCTGAGGTGCGCGTCTAAGTTTCCAATAAATAGACTTAGTTTTCTAACTATCTCAAAGAACTTAATTCTTAATTGTATTGCAAATATATACAAAATATTAAATACCAAACAAATTATTTTAAAAAACTTTAATTTTAACTGAATCTTCTAAACCTTTATCGCTTGTAATTAGTATACTCTTTACTACTTTATAGCTATCATTCTCAAAGATTATATCCTCAATCATTTTAACCATTGCTACACAATTAGAAGCATCTAATGCTCTTGATTTAAAAGTAAAATGGTATTCTGTATTATAAGTATTTGTCTTTGGCAGCGTTTTATTAAACTGGCTTTTTACTATTAAGGTATAATTATCTTTTATCTTCTTACGCTTTGTCCAATGCATCCCAGCATACCACTTATTTAGTGAAATTTTAGGTAAATCTTTTAGTATTATTTCCATTTTACAAAAATATATTTTTTATTTTATGTATTAATTTTTAATATTTGCCCTCACAAAACAAATGAAAAAAGAAACAAAACGCAAAGCATTCAAATTTTATCGCAGCTATTATGATGTTTATAATGAGCTAAATGATAAAGACAAATTAAAATTTATTGAGGCGTTACTAGACAGACAATTTCAAGGCGTAAAGCCAAAGAAATTAACTGGTATGGTAATGTTTGCCTACTTAAGCCAGGAGCATTCTATTGATTTACAAGTCAAGGGCTACGAGGATGCAGTTGGTAAAAAACTTACCCCCTACACAGACCCCCCTAAGGGGGGCATAGAGGGGGGCTTAGGGGGACCCTTGCAGCAAGAGAAAGAGAAAGAGAAAGAGAAAGAGAAGAGTATATATGTTGATTTTAATAAATTATTAGAAGCATTTAACGATATATTAGGAAAAAAAGCTAGAGTAATCCCAGATAAGGCTAAGAAACAAATAAGAGACAGATTAAAAGAGGGTTACAATAAAGAAGATATTATTACAGCTTTGATAAACGCCTCTAAAGATTCATACCATATAGACACCAATTATAAATATGTAACGCTCGAATTTATATCAAGACCAGATAAGTTTGAAAGATTTGTTAATATGAATAATTATAAAATCAAGAGAGCTTTAGTATGATAAAAAAGAATAGCGAAATTTTAGACCAACTTATGAGCTTACATAAGAATGGTATACCAGAGGGAAGTAAAATAGGTCATACTAATTTTGACGAACAATTAACATTTGTTAAGGGTGGTTGTACAGATATAACTGGCTATCCATTTTATGGCAAATCATTATTTTTAAAAGAAATAATTATGGGTTTAACTATTAATGATAATTGGAGACATTGTGTTTATATGCCAGACGATGGAAGTGATACTGATGTAATATCAAACTTGCTACATAAGATGACTGGTAAAACTTTTGAGAAAGGGTATTCTAATACAATTACAGAAAAAGAAATAGCAAAACATTCAAGCACTCTACTTGATAGATTTAAATTTATTTCAGCAGAGCATAGCATTGAGCCAGAGGCATTTTGGAATTATGCTAAGGAGAATGAATGTAACTCAGCAGTCATAGACAGCTGGAACTATTTAGCACATAAAGGAGAGCCAACTAACCCAGATTATTTACGCAAGATATTGTCTACTCGCAATCGTTTTATGGAGGTTAATAATATGCACAGCTTTATAATTATTCATCCAAAAAACCCAGACCCTAAACAAGTTAAAGACGGCAACGTTAAAAGACCTAGCGTTTATGATTTAATGGGTGGCTCAGAATGGAATAACAATGGTAGAAATATTTTAGTAGTACATAAAGGCTCAAAAGAAAATAATCAACCTTACAGCATAAATATAGATAAGGTAAAGCCAAAGCATTACGGAAGTATAGGCGAAGTTTCATTACAAATGGATTGGGCTAAACAAAGATTTTATCAGTATGACCCAGTTTATAATAAAAAGACTTACGCTTATGGCAAAGAGGAAATAATTAAAGACCCATTAATTACAACATACAAAACATATGAGATATAACGATAGTAAAATAATTGAAGAGGCAAGGCAAGTAATATCAAGCATAGAGCTTAAATTAATGAAGCAGCCACCAAATAAGAATAAACAAAATAGCGTAGACAAACTTAATAGTTTAATGCACTATACTTGTTATTTAGAGAAGCAGAATGATGAGTTTTATGACAAATTTACAAGGCAGTTAGAACGCATTAAAATGCTTGAAAACCATATAGATAACTTACAGAATAAAATTAATGTGGAAAACAAATTAAAAAACTTTTAAACAAATGTATAAATTTGCATACAATATGAACCACTACTATACGTCAGACGATGAACGAGTAGCAAAGAGCGTCATAGATAGGAGGATACACGAAGCAAAGGCAAACGCTCTAAGTGAACAATTCTGGGAGTACGGCTACAATTTTTGTACCGACTGCTTAAAATCAAACGGAGT